ACTGATAATATTAAAATCACTAAGGATTCCACTCCTATTAAATTAGACTCTATTGAGACTATCACTCCTACATTAGGCTCTATTGAGACCGCTCCTACATTAGGCTCTATTGAAACCACTCCTACATTAGATTCCTCTGATAAAAATGTAAGCATATCATTTAATGATATTGATAGGGCAGTATCCCCTACTGGACAAGAACAACAAATACATGCACCTAAAACATTAGAGAGATTAGAACAAGTAGCTATAGACAATGAAAAAAAAAGAGATTTGGAGGAAATGGATGATTTAGCTGATGATAGCGAGAAATTAACTATAGGCGAATCAGTTAACCTTAATAATATAATAGAAACCATTGGTGAATCTAATAATAAAATATCAACTCCTACTCCCGTCACTATAGATTTAACCGGTATAGAAGTTCTAGCATAAAATACGTTTAAATAACTATAATTTGATAACTATTAAATTTAATATGAATAATTTAATAGTTTTAGCCATATCTGCATCTATAGTATATTTTTTCACCAGATTTATAGAAATGAGATTTATTAAAGGAGAATCAGAACCTTTAAAGGGGTTATTTAAAGATTCAATGTTTGTTTTTATCTCTACTGCTCTAGGTGGATTTATAGCGACCCAAATTAGTGGTAATTTATTGTCGGGTAAAGTATCTAATACAATAAATAGTGAAAATACCCCTGCTTTTACAGGAAATCCTGATTTTTAAATTATTTTAATACAAACTTTACTTATAATATTTGTCATCAATTTTATTATTTAGATTTTTGTTTATAAAATCAATAGTTTTTTTATCTAATTTATATTTTTTAGGTTTTATATAATTAGGTAAATATAAAAAATTACACTGTAAATTATATGTTTTAACCATATTTATAATATCCTTAAACATGTTTTCTTGTCTTATCAAGTAATAATATTTAACATGATTTTTTAAATTATAAAAATGATCATTTTTATTATTTCTAAGCTTAATTATATTTTCATCTTCTTCTATAAAATATGATTGTTTATGATTAGTGTTTTTTAACCATGGTGTTCCGCTATTTTTTTTATGGTCATTTGGACAATTGTGTTCAAAACATATATGTTTTTTTGATATAAAATTAAAAATTGATGTTTTATCTATTTCTTTCATGTGATATGGCTTTTTGTACATAGAACCAATCCAATCATATACATTTCTTACAATAACAATAAATAGAGTATTATCACTATCATTAATATTTTTTATACATTGATTATCTGTAGTAGTATTATTTATACCTCTTGGTTCTAAATCCTTAATATACCAATGTTTAAATCCATATGCTTCTGTAAATTTTAAATGCAGCATTTAATTTAATATTTTAGCTAAATATGTTGTTCCCGAATTTCTTTCTCCAAATATTGTAAATTGATTTATATTTTGATTATTATTCATTAATTATACTAATATGATATATTTAATTATATTAATATAATTAACCAGGTATATTGATGCTATTAGTATTAGTATTTAATGTAGAAGTAAGAATAGGCAAATTATCTATATTCATAATTTTATGATGTGATTTAATTTTCTTTTTCGATACTATAAAATTAGAAAAACACTTTTTATCTAATTGGGTTTGAGGAGTATGTTTATGAACATTTCTTGTAATCATTTTATATAATTTGAATTCTGGATATCTCTCTTCACCATTCTTCTTATATAATATATTCTTGTTTTTATCATCCGTACACCATTCTACCACCAATCTCTGTACATCATCCAATTCATCCATTTTGTTTAACCAATCTAAATCATCTATGAAATAATCAAATAGTGAACATCCAAACCTACATAAGTCAAAACTATAATTTGGGTCTAATTGAGGTTTATTAGAATTTAAAAAGGGTCCACAATTATATTGTGTTGCAGCATCTTCTCCTGGAAAAAAACTATCACTACATAATAATTTATCATTTACCTTATAAATTGCGCGACCAAAATCTATTATTTTCCATATTTTTCCATAGGTTGGTATTTTATAATATTTCTTATTAAAACAATAATATAGATATTGTTTATCGGTTTCATTATACATTATATTGTTTGTATGTAAATCGTTATGTGTAAATGAAAACATTTTTTGATATGTTAATAATTGCATAATTATTTGTACAAATATACCTAACCACTCGTCTGTAGTTACATCTACATCTATATCTATATCTACATCTATATCTGATTCATCTGTTCCAGATGAAAAAGCATATGCGTCTAATGTTTGTTTACATTGTTCAAGCATAATAACATCAACAGGAAAATCTTTTATATATGCATATATTTGAATTTCATTATCGTCTTCATCCATGTCATCATCAGTGTCTTCATCCATGTCATCATCAGTGTCTTCATCATCATATGAATTAGTCGTGCTGTTATCATTACCTGTATCATTACCTGTATCATTACCTGTATCATTACCTGTATCATTACCTGTATCATTACCTGTATCATTACCTGTATCATTACCTGTATCATTACCGGTATCCGTATGTGATGACCTGGATGAACAAGTAGAATTACTATTATGAGATAATAATGTATGTACAGATTCATTTGACTTACTAGATCCTATTACATCATCAATTGTAGTTATATTTGTATTTAGGTCACTTAATGACATGATATTATTGGAAGAACTGATATTATTATCTATTATATCAGAATCTATTTCTTTAATATCTTCACCTAAATTGAGTCGTTTTTTTCTATCACGTGAATTAGATGCGGATACTATATCATAATATTCATTATCTATTTGAAATAAAGTTCCTTTATGTTTATTAAAAAAAACGGAGTCATATATATACTCTATATCGTCATATATATTTATTTTATAATTTTCTAAATTAGCAAGATAAGAACCATAAAAATCTAACCCATGAATAAAATCATACTCATGTAACAATTTACTAGTTAAAAATGAGAAAAATGAGTCTATATATGCCGAATTATGTGGATTATCTATTTTAGTATGATTTGATTCATTCATTTTAGGTAAATTAAATAAATTTTTATCTGTAATGTCATATTTACCAACCATATATTTAATCGGGTCTAATAAAGGTGAAAATTTAACAAAAATATTATTATTTGATACTTGTTTAGTTTTTGAATCATACAATTTACATGTTAATGTATTAAATTCATGTCTCTCACATTCATCAACTATAGATTTTCTTTGTTTTAGATTAATTTTATTCCAATTAGTTGAATTTAATACAAAAAACTGATTATACAATGGAATATAATTTTGTACATTATTTAATTTAAGACTATAAGATTTTTCTAAAGTTTGTAATAATTCCGATTTATTTTTTGTATAATTAATACTAAATTCGCTCATTTACGTAATATTCATATTTATTTATATATATTTAAACTTAAATCTGCGTATTTTAAATACTGTTTTTTTATTATTTTATCTTATTATGACATTAGAATTGAAAAAATTTGACATGAGAGCTATTTCTTTTAGACCTGATGAAAATAAAGGCCCGGTTATAGTATTAATAGGAAGAAGAGATACAGGAAAATCTTATTTAGTTAGGGATTTACTATTTTATCACCAAGATATCCCTATAGGAACAGTTATATCTGGGACAGAAGCGGGTAATGGATTTTATGCAAGTCATGTCCCTAGATTATTTATTCATGATGAATATAATACTGCTATAATTGAAAACATTCTTAAAAGACAAAAAACGGTTCTTAAACAAATTAAAAAGGAAAAAATTGCTTATAAAAAATCAAATATTGATCCAAGAGCATTTGTAATTTTAGACGATTGTTTATTTGATGCAAGTTGGACTAAAGATAAAATGATGCGACTACTTTTTATGAATGGTCGTCATTGGAAAGTTATGCTTGTAATTACGATGCAATATCCGTTAGGTATTCCACCTAATTTAAGAACAAATATTGATTATGTTTTTATATTGAGGGAACCGTATATTGCAAATAGGAGGAGGATTTATGAAAATTATGCAGGCATGTTCCCTACATTTGAGAGTTTTTGTCAAGTAATGGACCAATGTACCGAAAATTATGAATGTTTAGTTATTAATAATAATTCAAAATCAAATAAATTACAAGACCAGATTTTTTGGTATAAAGCAGAACCACATGGCGATTTTAAATTAGGCTCAAAAGAATTTTGGGAAATTTCAAAAGAAATTAACTCAGACGATGAAGATGATATGTATGATCCAAGTACTAATAGAAAAAAAGGATCAGGTCCAAAAATAAGTGTTAGAAAATCTAGATGGTAAAT